TAATATGTGCGGCCTGTTGTGGTGCCGATGGTGACAATCTCCCGAACGTGCGTTGCTGTTAGCGGAACAAATTTGGTAGCGTCATAGGTTAATGTGTAATCGCCAGCCCCGTTGCGTGTGATGCCGGAAAAGCCGAAAGATGTGCTATCAAGCGAACCGCCGTTTGTGGTGTTCTTTGCATAGGCAAGAACCTCGCTGGGGCTGTTCGGGTAGACAATGCGGCCAAAGATAGGATCAACATCCCGATACAGCTTTGTTCCGCTGGCAATGTAGGAGTTAAGCAGATATGTCGCGCCTGCCTTGGTGGCTCCGGTGACGTCTATCTTGCCTGTCCATGTCGATAGAACCTGAATGACTTCCTTAACCGAGTTATTGCCCGATGGTGAAATCATCTGCCCGTAAAGGCTGGCATCCGTATCAAGCACAATGCCATAGGCAACGCCCTCCATGTGGACAGCGTTGACGTTGGCTTTAACCCGCCCTTTAACCGACAAACCCATTTGATCTACAACGCCTGTTAATGTGGTGGCGTCGCTTTCAAACTGCACATTGTCCAGCGTGATATTCATCCAGCCGACAGTGTAAATTCCCTCAATATCGATATCGATGCACTTGGCTGCGTTAGATGCAGATGCTACGGTGTATGAGAAAAGCGTATTTTCAATCTCCCAGCCAACACTCCCGCCATAAGCGTTGTCAAACTTCAGGCCCGTCGCCTGAAAGCCTGTGACAATGCAATCACGAAGCCCGCAATTCTGTTGCCATGCAGGCGCGTATATCGTTCTAACTCCTGTTATATACGAGGAGTTGAATTGCATCATTTCAGCACGGCAACCGAACTGGCTGTTGGAACCGTTCTGGCTAAGCCATAATTCGGTGTCAGACCCCCATGTGCCAGCGTTTGCCTTCAATACCGTGAATTGACCAAGGCCGCGCAAAACTACATTGTTGCGGGTGTGAATGCGGCCACTGCACAGATATTCAGCAGCCTTGCCAAACAACACCACCCCACCGTTGTTATCAGCGTTAGGTGCCTTTGTGGTGAAGTCGGCATATATAACAGACTGCACGGCATCAATAGCCCACTGGATCGGGATGTTGTTATCAGTGCGGCCTCCTGTGCCACCCCTCGCGCCCCACCACTCAACGTAGACTTCAGGTGTGCCGCTGTTTACAAACTGTACTGCCCCGCCTGCGCTTCGGTCAAATATCTGGTGCAGCCCCGCTACAGGGATATGCTGCAAATCAACCTTAACGCCCGATGCTGGCTTTAGAATAGCGCCGGGGGCCATTTGCAGTTGTGCAGTGATTGTGGTGTCAGCAGAAAACAGATACGTGCCGGGGGGAACATAAAGCTGGCCACTTGCTACAGATTCAAACGCGGTCTTGTCGTTTGTCGTGCCATCACCCAATGCGCCCACATCTTTGGCGTTGATGACGTCGGAGATATTTCCCTTGTGCGCTGCCAAGTCAGCCATAAGCTGCCGAATCGCGTTGTTTACCTTGTCGCGGTCCATGCCTTCGCCAATAGGGATTGAAGCAAGCAGGGTGTTAAGCGATGCAGACGTGTTGTAATCAGAAATAGCCATGGCTTGTCCCATAGTAAGGCCGCAATGGCCGTTGTTAAATTCGATTGTGTGTGGTAGTTCAGGGCATGGATTTAATGGCAGTCATGGCCGCCAAGGCCCTTGTTATTCTGGCGTGGGCTTTATTTTCCGAGTGGATGTGGCCGGAGTCACTCGACGATGTAGGGCAAAGCACCGACGCCCAAGCCAGCACCGGCGGCACTCAACGCCTTTTGTGCCTTCCTGCGCCCGAACATACCCCCTAAAGCGCGAGTGGACGCCTTGCGGTCCATAATGGCCTTAACAAGTGCCTTTTGACCTGCCTTAGTGCCAAGCAACGCAGCCGCTGCCGTAATGCCTACAGGGGCAGCAACAGTGGAAGCGTCTGCACCTGAATAAGCAGGAATACCCGTTCCAGCACCAAGCAAGCCAGCGCCTGCAAACATACGCATTGGTGTGCCACTATCACCTAGCTTGGACGGAAGGACAGATTGCCCCTGCGTCGCCAGATCATAGAAGGGGCGGTTTTCAGTTGCGCCCGTCCCGCCGAACTTGCGAGCATTAGCGACAGAAGCATCATTTAGCTGCGAAGGCGTAAATACACCGACTTCACCGGAACGTGTCCCGTTGCGGGATGCCTCTATTGCCTTTTCTAAGACCTTCTGATTGCGGTAGGCATCGTCTGCCATGCGTAGGCCGGTAACAACACTTTCCCCGCCTTGGCGCTCCATAAGACCGCGCGTCGCATCTTCCATCGCTCGGACAGGCTCAATATAGTCTTCAGCGAATGGCTGGCCTTTAACCGAACCGCGACTGTCCCGCATGGCGCGCATCATGTTTTGATAATTAGCGCCTGTCAGTTCTCCGGTATCCAAGGCCGGTTTAACACGGTTATTGACCATGCGGGCAAAGCCCGCGCCGTAGTCACCTGTCAGGCTAGCTCCTTGCTGTAAAGATGGTGCTAATTCCTGCGCATAACGCGGATCGAGAGGAACGGTTACGCCATCGGTAGCGCGGTCATATGCACGGCTTGTTTGTGGACGCAAAGCATCCATTCCTGCGTCGCCAATGTCATCAACAGTTGCGCCAATGGGCCTGCCAGCATCTTCAAAGGCGGCGCGGTTGAACGCCTGCAATCCCTCGCCACGGCGGGCATTGATGACGTCGCCAATAATCGGAATGCTGGTTGCCGCATCTTCAAGCCTCTTGGGTAGTCCGCCAAGTGCTTGGCCAACCGTCAATGGGATACCGCGTTCACGCAACGCCTGCGCAGCAAGATCGCCACCGCCTTCAAATGTCTTTTGGAGGCCACGTCCCACGCCCATGCCAAGACCGGAACCTAGCAAGGCCGTCCCAGCGCCAACCAGAGCGCCTTCAGGGGTTCCCTCGGTAGCGCCGCCATAAATGCCGCCATAGGCAGCGTCTGTGGCTAATTGACGCCTTGCTGCGGCCTTAGCGCCGCCACCAAGCAAGGATGGCGCTACACGCCCTGCAACAGCACCGCCAGCGCGTCCTAGCGCCGCAGTGCCACCGATAACTCCAGCAACATCGCCTGCAAATGCAGCTTCAGGTTCTTGACTTCGCAGATAGTCAAGACCTTCACTGCCTGCCAGCATTTGAGGGACACCAAAGCCCCCCGCGTTGCCAGCCGTAGCTAAAGCCGTGCCGACTTTGGTTTGCGGTGCATTGTTGCGGAATTGCTCAAAGCCGGACATAGGCACAACCATGTCATCGACGTTGACAGGATAGGGCTTGCCGGGGTTTTGCTTCATCCATGCGCGGCCTGCGGGCGTTTCCTGCCCCCATTTCGTATCAGGTGGAAGTGTGACGCCCTTGCTGGCTGCAAACGCTGCAATCTGTTCACGGGATGCGCCTTGGGCGATCATCTTGCCGATTGCAGCATTGACACCGGCTAAAGCAGGATTGTCTATCGTGCGGTATTGTGCGCCATAGGGTGCATAGCCGCCCCTGTCGGGCTGTGGAGCATCGCCAAGGTAGACGTTGCTCTTATCTGCTTGGCCGGGAATATTGCCAGCGGGCGACATTTGGTCGTTCTGCTGTGGCATTTTACCTTTTGCCAAAGCTGCGACTTGTTCATCATCGCTGTAATCAACTGGCGCCGCATATTTATTATTTGGGTCGATACGTCCAATCAGACCTGCATAATGGTCCCTCGCTGCCTGCAACTGCCCCAAAAACTCTTCTTGGGACATATTGGGATCAAGGCTGGCAATCGTTGACTTGAGCATTTTCAGTTCTTCAACGGCAATGCCGCCTAGTGCGCCGCCTGTTGGGCTGTTCTCCCGCATTTGCTGCAATTCACTAAACGCGTTGTTGGCGTCGATCTTGTCAATTTTGCGTTGCAAGTCATAGGCTGCTGTTCCGGGACGCTCACGCAACCAAGAACCCCAATAGCCGGTCTCTCCAAACCCGCCATTGTCCTTTGCGTCAACAGCAATATCGTCAATGGATTTAAGCACCCCAGCCAACTTTCCGGCAGGGTTATTGTCGCCGCGCTTTGCTTGACGGGCGAGGAGTGCAGCGGCCTCTGCTTCAGCCTTTGCAGCGTCGGCAGCGGCTTTACGGACGTCATATGGTTGAGTAGCCGACGCCTGCGAAGCAGCAAGGGCTGCATTACGAATTTGAGCCTCGGTCAATTGGTTATCGAGGCGCGCTTTAGGCCCCTCATATGGAAATGTAGGGTCGGCGGGCATTTGCGGAGCAGTGCCACCAGCGGGGCCAATGGTCACAAGGCTGCCGTCATCCTGACGCTCTACAATGTAACCGTTAATAACGCGACGTTCAGCCATTAGCGTAGTTTCCTTAAATTCTTGCGGACGTATTTTCTTGTTTCTGCTGGCATATTTTGAAGCCAGTTTGCGCCATGCTTCTGGACAGCGCGGTCAACAGCGCCGGGGCCTGCGTTGTAAGATGCCCACATCTTCGCCAGATCGCCGCCGCTGCGTTCTTCCATCTTTGCCCGATATTCACGGCCTAAACGGTTCATATCGGCTGCATCATTAGGATTTGCGGGGCGTAGGCCGAAACCGGGGTCGCGGGCCGTTTCAGGCATAACCTGCATTGCGAAACGCGCGCCTTTTGGCGACGTCACAGGCCTGCCGTTCACATAGTCGCGGTTATTGCTTTCTGTTGCCGCCGTGATTTGGTCTAACTTACTGCCCGCGAAAGCCACCAGTGCCGTTCCCGACACTGCCTCCCACTGGCTGGCCTTTATCCCAATCGTCAGGCGTGAATGTAGGAAGCGGGCCTTGCGCTGTTTCTACACGGTAGAACTTGCCATCAGGGCCTTGGCGATATTCTGGCTTCATTTGGCCGTATATCGCCTTATCTTCGGCGGATAGACTTTTATACCAGTTGAAGTCGTTGATTGTGTCATTGTTGATCGGCCTCGGATTAGCGCGGTCATACTCGGCTTTCCATATGAAGTCTTCACGCTCTGCCTTGCGCTTGGCGATGGCTTCCTGCAACCGTGCGCGAATTTCCGCGTCCTGCTGCTGCATCTGCATCATGTGGGGGATATATGTCCCCTCGCCGCCACCTAAACGCTGCAATGCGTCACCAATAAAGCCGACAATATGCCTGCCTGCCTGCCCCGGCGCAAAGAAACCCGGCTTTTTGGTCATGGCCTGCGTGTTAGGATCCATTGCGCCTACTTGACCCATATGCGGCGCTCCACCGGAGATTGGCGGAGTGTCATACGGCCCCCTCTTCATGCCGGGTATTTCACCGAACATGGGTTTACGCTGTCCAAACATCCCCATTAGAGCGCTCCATAGTTCACGGTTGCATAACCATCTATCACAGGGCCAAGCGCATGGGGCCGCAATTCAGCTACCTCATGTGCCATTACACCCCGTTGACGACCTTCCGGCATGAACGCGGCAATCTGGCCTTCAATCGGCAGATAGTCAAAGTCATAGATGCCCAAACCATCCTCAAACTCGCCAACCTTCTCGACATTGGTCTTTAAGCGGATGTCAGATGCAAAGCCACCCGATGCCCAACCGGACAGGCCCGCGCCTGCGATACCGCCGAGGATGCCGCCTAGCCCCTGTTTCTGCGTCGTGGTCTGTGTGCCATAGCCACCCGAAGCGTTGCGGATGTTGCCATTCAATGCACCGACGCCAATCCAAGGCAATTCAGCGGCATTGTTCAGCAAGCCTTGGCTACCGCCCATCAATTGCTGTGCTTGGCCTACAGCGTCGTTCTGGTAGCCACGCTCCTGCGCATAGTTCTGGTAACGCAACTGGTTTTCAGAGTCGGCAATCGCCTTGGCCATCGCACCCTGCCCATAAGCCGAACCATAGCGGCCTGCGCTGGAATAGCGTGAGGCTACGTCATTGGTGGCGTTCTCGCGGGCCTGTCCTGCAATAGCGTCAAGCCAAGGATTACCAGACAGATACTTGCCCGAAAGCGTATCGTTGACAAGGCTTTGCGCGCCTGCAATGCCCTGTTCTGCACCGGGTGCAAGACGTCCATAGGTGCCCATCTGCATGGCCGAAAACTTGTTAAGCCCCGGCTGCTGCTCATCAAACACTTGGCTGGCCTGTTCCATGCCCTTGACGACATACGGCTTCACAAACGCCAATGGCTCGTTGACCGTTTTAGACTTCGATTTACCCATATTTCAGTTCCTTGACCATATCTTCACCATCTTGAACCCAGCCCCATTTGAGCAGGTGCCTAAACCAGCCCTTGCGTCCCGTTATCCGCATCTTTTCCATGCCGACTTCGTAGGCAGCGCGGCCTATCGTATCCAAACAAGGCTCAAGCCTGTTTAGAACCCTGCCCCCGCAAAGCCAAATTTCCAGAATATTCCCATCCTTGCGGCTAACCAATGCCGCTCCGTCTGCAATCCATAGTTGCGCGTTCTGTATCGCAACCGCGTCTTCTACCTCTTGCCATGATCCTTCAAGCAATGCAGGTTCCAGCAAGTCACGGTATAACCCGACACGCCCAAGCGGGTCATAGCCTACAATCATACTTCCTCTTCATTCTCGCGCAATGTCTGCGGGCGTCCACCGGATACCGGACTACCGCCCACCGTGCCGCCAGCTTGTCCCGGCTGCGTTGGCGTTGTTGTCGTTCCGCCCGTTGAAACCGTGCCGTTAACAATAGTCTGTGCAGGTGCCGTGGGTGACTGTGTTTTGGTTCCTACATAGTTCGGGATAAGAAAGTTTGACGTTGAAACCGGCGTCCCTTGGCTGTCGCCTAAATAGGCATATAGTTCAGGAAATGCGTTCTGTGCAACTTCGCTTCCGTCGCACAACAGAAAGCCGGGTATCGCAGTGGATAGCGGGAAGTCTCTCAATTCACCGACGCGGGTCGGGTAATCTGTTGCCAGCAACGCATTGCGCACACGGCGGGTTAATTCATTGACGGGCGTCCGCAGCGGGATCGTTGAAGCATAGGTTGTCCGCGTTGCTATAAATGTAAAAACTTCGCTCATCTGCCAGCACCCGGCGAGCCGATAAAATCAATTCCCTTTGCATATTCCCAAGTCGTGCCTGCCGCGATTGCCAGCGTCGGCCTCAGGAAGCGTCCTGAGACACGGCACGGCATTTCCCCCGATGCAACTATACTTGACGCGTTAACCGTGCTTCCTGCGTCCCCCAGACGCTGCCTAGCAAGGAATGAAAGCGTTAGCCCTGTTGTTGCATCGCTGTCCGGTCTTGCAAAGCGCAGGCAGGCACGACGCCCCCGAAACAACTCCAAATCAGTCCCTGTGAATGTCGCCGCCATTGGCGTTCCGGTGAATGCCCCTAGCGTGTAAGTGCTGCTGAATGTGTAGAGGCGTGGATCACCGCCCCGAAATTGCGGGTCATCAAGTGAAGGCAGGCCAGCGCCATCAATATCGGTGTCCTCTGGCATATCCGGCGTATAGTCTTCATCAATCGAAATTGACTTTGTAACACCTGAGAAAACAATAGGGCAAACCACAGGGATGGTGAACCACTTCTTGAATATCCAGCTATATCCCCATGCCTTATCTGGCATTGCAACAATCAAAACGCCCTCAACGGGGTCAACCGCTGTGGACATATTGGGCCAGTCGGTCACATCGTAAAGTTCACCAAACTCGCGGTCAATCCACTCGCGGCCAATCGGGATAGGCTGTTGCCCGTCCCACATCATCCAGCCCTCATCAGACAGGAAAAAGCCAAGCGTTCCCCATTGTGCTACTGAGTGAACAGTCACGCAGCCAATGTTGCTTGATACCTCGTTAATCTCAAAAATGATATTTCCGCCAACATAATCCATCCGGCAAATGCGGTCGCGTTGGAGGATAACCCCATATTCACCCGATAAGATGCCATTGATACGCCCACCGGATGGTAAAACCTGCCTGTCCGCCTGTCTCTGGCCCGTAGTCCACCATTCCGCATCGTTGATGCCGGACCAGCCCATATGGGTGACGTTGCCGTTGCGGACGCCGCCAACCAGAAAGTCTTTGACCACTGCCAGTGTTTCAAACTTTGGAGGAGTTCCGCCTAATGCGCTTACTGCCCCCGTCGCTAGGTCGATTTTCTGCATGGGATCGGTGCCGTTCGTAGCGATAGCAATTCCGCCAAATTGTGCAAATCGCCAGCGATTATCCGCAAACAAACTAAACCCGGTGGCTAGGGACGTCCATCCGCCCGAATCCGCCTTGTAAAGTGACGTAGCATCACCTGCTATGATGTAATTGATGCCCTGCGCAGATGTGAACGAAGCGCCGCCTTTTGGAGCAGCAGGCAAGGCCGTAAAAATAGCTTCGAACTGACCTATAGGCCGGTATCCGTCCTCCATAGGATAAACGCCACTAGCCACCGTTAGAATGTCTGGATTGCCTGATTTTGCCTTGTCAGGGGCAAGCGGGCCGAAAATCATGCGCGCACACCGGGGACGCTAGGGTAAACAGGCATCGACATTTTCAAGCGTCGATTGCCAAAGCGGATGCGCTGCGTTTCGTCGTTAATCTGGAATATCAATTCTTCAGTGCGCGACTTCACGATAGGTAGGCGGTCATCATTCCAGTTATAAAATTCAGCTTGCGACAATGCAGCGAACAAATACAAATCAGGATGCTTGGTCATTAGCCAGTTTGTTGATGCAACAGACGTCAACGCGGGGATGCGCTGATAATAGTCTATTGTCACGGTGCCGCTTGAAGGCGCAGGGCGGAAGAAGAATTGCCCGTCAGTAACCGCCACCATGCGAGGCGTTCCGGCAGTCTCCTTAATATCGAATAACTCTTGCGGGGAGACTTGCTCGAAAAACGTGTCATCAACTGAAATAGAGCGCAGCCCTATAAAATCATCCGGCACAGCCAAGGCTCCGCCCGATAGCGTAGCAGTTGCGCGGCCTTCCATATCAATAGCGCGCAAAGTGCGGTTAAATTCCGCTTCTGCCAGCGCAATAAGGTCAGGTGCTATCGTGGTCATGTCCGAACGGTTTAGCCATCCGTTGATAGCCGCTACCAAGTCGGTATAGTTTGCCAAGGCCATATAGAGCCTCCTAAATTACAATGGGTGCGCGCTTCAGGTGCCGATATTCGGAACTGTTCAGCAGCCGTTTGACGGCATCGCCATGATTTGGGTTCTTCAAAGAAACCCCGTATTTCGTTAGCCATTCAATCTCGACAATTGGCGGGATTTTGGCAACGTGCCACCAGTCAGACGTTCTATCAAAACTCTCGTTTTGCGCCCGCTTGTTGTCTTCCAATATCTGTTCAAGGTTCTTTTGATGGTAGGAAACCTGCACGGTGCCTTCGTCTTCATCCGTGGCCCTGATCCACTTTTGCAGACCGTTCCAGTCTCCGTTGTCAATTAGTTCCCACTCAGACGCGGGCAACACGCTCGGCTGATTCATAGTTCTCTGCCTCAATCTCTGTGACTTCTGCTACTTCATCACGCACCAAAACGCGGCCATCTTCCAATGGCAGGCGGTCGCAAGTGCAAATGACTTCGACAAGTTCGCTTTTCTTTTTCGCCATGATACTCTCCAAAGGTAAGGGGCGAACCGAAGCCCGCCCCTCCTTTCATTAGGTCAAGTCGGCAACAACGCCCGATGCAGCTTGGTTCAAGCAACGCAATGCAACTTCAGCGCGCAGACCCTTACGGGTAGCAAGGCCAGTGGTTGCAAGGTCGAACGTGGTCATCGCTTCGCCTACGCCTACATCCCAATATTCAGGATCAATGACGAGGGCGGAACGTGCGTCGCAGAAACGGTCTGGAACAAACTGCACTTCACCGAAGTCGCTAACGTAAATGTCAGCACCACCGATGATGGTGGCTTTCTTGTTGCCAGTGTCGCGACGCTGCTGTGCAATGCCAGCAAAGGCCGCTGCGGTCTGCTTCTGTGCCGCGTTGGTGAAAACCATGCGTGGGTTGCCGCCTGCGGTCCAAGTGGTCTGCAAGACGCCTTTGAGCAAGGTTTCCGTATAGGCGCGCTGGGTGCCGTTGGTAGCTGCCGCGACAATACCTGCCGAGAAACCACCGTTAGCGCCGGAACCACCACGCGATGCGTTCGAAGTCAACCATGCCTGTGCGCCAGCGGTGAGGCCAGCAACACCTGCGGCAGCAGCCACAGACGCATAGTTTCCAAGGAAGCGCTTTTCCATGTCGGTCCGCATTTCGCGGCCTGCCTTCATCAACTCGCGGGCAAGTTCAGAGCGACGCCCTGCCTTGTTGGTCCATTCAACCGTGGTCGATGCCCCCACAACCTTCGTAAAGATTTGCGTGTGCGTTCCGACGCGGGCAGTGTTGGCACGAGACGTGTTAGCCAGATCATCACCCTGAATAGCTGCGTTCGTGTGGTCCGCAGCAGCCAGTGCGTCAGTCTGCCATTCGGTGTAGGTGTTGCTTACGCTCGACTTGCCGATAGCATCCTGAAACGGGCATTCGTCAGGGAACAATTCCGCGATTTTGTTGGAAAGGTCTTCACGAACGCCGACGCGGGCGACGTTCTGGATTGTATTGGTAGGAACTGCCATTTAAATTACTCCATCTAAGGGAAAATCCGCATCGCTGCGGAAACTCAGCGGCTAAAGTTGGCCGCTATTCTCAAGGTAGTCAGCAAATGCGCTGGCCTGCGCGTCTTTCGACTTCGCCTGCTTTACATTCTGCCAACTCTGCTGCGCACGAGCGTTGGAAACCTCACCCCGCGTTGGTGCTACACCCGGTCGTGAAACCTTCGGCAACGTCTTTGCGGAACGCACTGTTTCCATCTTCGTTTTTTGGAGGGCATCATATTTCGAGGCTTTTGCCTTCCATTCCGCCGCCTTCCGAAGCGCCAAGATGTCCGCTGCGGACGCCAAGGCCATGACTTCTTGCGAGTAACCTAAATCCGCTCCGATGCGTGATACATCGGTGAGCAATTCGGTCCGCTTCGCAACGTCATTCCACTCAGGAATAGACTGTTCGAGAATGGCAACATCTGCCTGAAATTGAGCCGCCTCTGCCATTTGCGCCCGTTGTTCCGCTTCTTGCCGTGCCTGATAGGACCGCTGCTGCAATTGCTGCTGCTGGGCTAGTTCTGCCTGATACTGTGCATTAAGCTGGATAAAGGCCACGGGGTCCGTTGATGCTAACGCGGGATTAGGTGGCTGTGGCGCAAAGTAAGAAGCATATTGCTCCAACTCGCTTGCATACTGGCGCTGCTCATCGGCAAATTGCGAGAGGGCTTTAGCTTCCGCTGTGCGCGTGGCTTCCGCCGTCTCTGCCGCTTTTTGCTGAACAAATCGTTCGCGCTGGGCTTCCCTGTCCGCAACCTGCTTTTGCAGTTCGGCGGGTAGCTGCTCAAACAACTCCTTCGCGTCAGTTCCCCATGAGATAGGTGGATCAATGGCAGGAGTTTTCTCCTGTTCGTCACTATCGTCTTGGGCTTCTTCGCCTTCAGCTTCCGCTTCGGGCTGCTCCCCCTCTTCGGGGGTATCTTCTTCATTTTCCTCTTCTTGCGTGTCGAGAAAGTCTGCAAAATCCTCAACAGCATCACCAGAATTGGCGGGCGTGTTTGAGGCTTCTGCGCCGTCGGGCAGATGGGCCATACATTATCCTTCTAAGGGAAAAACCGTGTCGCCACGGGAACAGACTGATTAGGTCAGCCGCCTAAAGGAAGCGCCGCTTTGCAGCAGGCAACTTCTCAATCTTCTTTTGATGCTCAACCGCATGATGGGCAACTTCACCATCTGCGATAATCTTACGAATGCAGGTGTCCAGTTCGCCTACAATCTTGTTGGCCATCGCCAGCTTGGAAAGCTTGTCAGTCTCCCAAGGCTCAACCATAGACATCCGTGCAATGTAGGTCTTGCCTATCTCTGCCAGTATGTCTTTCAGGCCGCCTTCTTCGGTGTAGAACAGCGACCATCTGCGGCCGCGCAATACGGTCTGGTCATTCTTTAGATCGTTCACGCTGCAAGACTCCCACCGGGCCGATTGCTGCCAGTGTCAGCGCCCATTGTGGCCTCTAATGCCATTTTCTCACGCGCCAACTGTAGTTCTGCTGCGTTTTGTTCGCGCTCCAGTTCAATCTCTGCCGCACCGCGCTCCCTGTCAGACTGCAACTTGGCTTCGGTCTTCATGCGCTCAACCTGAATTTGGGCTTGTGCCTTAGTCTGTGCGGCCTGCACAACAGGGTCAACTTCAGGTTGCTCTTGCTGCATTTCGCCTTCTTGTGGTGCATCGGGGTCTTTGAAGTAATCGTTAGGATCGCCAAGCCCTGCATCACGCACAAAGCCAGCGCCTGTGTTAAACAGATGCTTCTTGGTTGCCAGCCCAAGCGGGAAGGCCCGCGCCTGCATTTCGGCAACCTGCATACGGTAGGCCATGCGCTGCTCTTTCTTGCCGCTGCCAAGGCCAACACGGATAACAACGTCCATGTCTTCAGGCCATTCGGAAGGTTCGGCCTTCTTATACTCGCCATCAACACGCAGCGCGACAGGATCGCCATGCTCTTTCATCAACTTAAGCTTCTTGGCGAACATCCGCGACATTGCCTCTGCAAAGTTACGGGCCACAAACTCTTCAATCTGCTGGCCCTGTGCCTGCAATTGAGCCTGCCCCGTAGCGGTCTTGTTCAGCGTGTCCGCGTCAAGCCCTTGGTTAAGGCGTGTGATGCCTGTCCGGCTTTCCTGCTCGCCCTTAAGATGCTCGATAAGCGCCATAGAACGGCTAATGTCGTAAGCAGCGCCTAACTGCTGCGGTGCCTGCCCCCTACCCCTTACAATCACGCCGGGGGCAACGGTAAGCAGATCATCAATGGTTGTATCGCCAATACTGCTTTCATCCAGCCAGAAGCGAGGCGCGTTGGTCATGTAGAAGCCGTCAAGCGTCTGCCGCATTACAATGGACTGTGTGCGCTGCAAGTCCATAACCTTGTCTGCCAAGCTATTACCGACAAGACGATGCGAACGCGGGAACGGGCAGAAGACGGTGAAAGGTTGCTCCTCTACCTCTTCAACTTCCAAAATCTTGTTGCCCACACGAAAAACTTTCAACAGTTCCGCAATGCCGTCACCATCATAATCGATCCGCGCATATTCTTCGCGCAGCATGACGCGACGCAGGCCGGGAACCATCTCGTTAGGCTCTGCGAACATCTCGTCGTCCCAAGTGGCATTTTCGCGTTCGTCCAGCAATGAACCTTCATCATAGGAGGATAGTTCTTCAACTATGTCCTTGTCAAAGCCCATGCCGACAAGATCGGAAACCGTCTTTTTGGAGCGGTGGCAAATGTAATCGCTTTCATCTTCATGCCGTGTGCGAGCAGAAAACAAAAACTCATAGTTAGGGATAGGCAGATCAATGTAACGCTTGCGGGTCTTTGTGCTTTCACCTGTTACCTCAAATGTGCCGTCCCCATTGTCCGTTACCTGTGTGATGGTGACGTCCGGGTCTTGCATCAGCATAACCAGTTCGTCTTCAGTCGCCACGCCCTGCTCGCGCTTGCGCTTGCGGTCTTCAATGCAACATGACTTAACAGCGCAGATGCGTTCAATAAGGCCAGTTTGCAACCAGTTATGCAGCACCTTGTAGCCGTCTTGGTCGCGCATGAACGTCTGGTTTAGAGCTTCCGTCGCCTCTTCGGCTTGGTCCGCATATTCCTCTTCAAGCGCGGTAAACTCTACCACACGGTCACCTGATACGAATGTGCGCAGGACAGAAACAGTCATGTAATCGACAGTCTCTTGCACGACAGGTACAACAGCCTGAGAACGGCCCTCTACCTCGTCTCCAAAGGGACGGCCTTCATAGAAGTCGATAGCCACAGCCTGCTCATCCGACAGATCGGACGAACGGAAGCTAACAGCCTGCCGCTCCATTTCGTAAAGGTAAGTCGCCAGTTCGTCAGGCGTCATCTGTTCGTTCATCAATAGACACCCTTGTAGTTGTATTTAATTGGCTTGTTGGTCATACGGTCACGCGGCTTGCCAACTGCGAAGGTTCTAAATGCGTCTGCTGGGTCGCTTGCCCAATCGTGCAAAGGCGTGTCTCTGTATGCCTTCAACTTCTCATCCCAAACACGGCGATAAGAACGAAGCGCGTCAACGCCCTTTTCTGTTTTTTCCTTGTCGAAGTAGCAAAGCGGCAAAATCTGCCGAACCTCGTTAATGTCATTGGCAACCGAAGTAGTGCGGGGGACAACACGAACGCCGGTTAAGCCCATGCTCTCAACCGTTTCTTTGATTGAACCCGTTGTGCTTACTAGCTGCTCGTTGTCCGCGTCGTGTGGAAGCAAATGCTCGCCATAGTTGTATGGCTTGCCCTTTAGTTCCTTCACATAGTAATCAATACCAACACTGGTATTTGCAAGATAGTCGATAACCGCCCATCCGGTCCCATACCGCTGCATAAACCAAATAGCCGTGGCATCATTGCGGCCCAAATCCCATGCAGTGTGAACCTGCATCTGCGGATTATAAGGAACCGCAGTAACCTTACCTTCTAGGTCCAGTTTATCAATTATCTTGGCGTAGTAAGCACCGGGCAGGCCAGCGCTAAAGCTAGTCATATATTCCTGCTGAAATATGGCGTCCCCATCCTCTTCGCCGCGTTCAATAATCAACTCTTGCCGCTCGGTTTCCAAAACTTCAGGCGAAAATACACCCGTGTCAGAAGCCATCAATCTTTCAGCGAACCAATCGGGGCTGTCTTTGCCCATCTCAAACATTCTGTGAGCATGGTTGCGACCGCGTGGCGTTGTGATGAACATTGCCCATCCGCCATTTTCAGCAAGAATAGGCCGTATCAATGACCATGCCTGCGGGTTGCTCAACGCCCATTCCGAAAAGACAACACCGACAGGGGGTGTCCCTACCAGCGCGTCGTAGTTGTCTGAACCAATAACCTGCCATGTTGAACCGCTCTTGAAGCGGATCATCATGTCCTGCTCGCGTGTCGTGTCTCTCAATTCCTTGGGAAACGCCCAATCTATTCGCTTCATACCCGTGTGAGGGTCTACAGCATCCCATATAGCCTTACGGGCTTGGTTTTGCTGCGGCAATAGATGCCAGTATACCCCAACCCGTTCATGGGCTGCACAGGCCGTGTATTGCAGCGCCACATCGTCCTTGCCGTGTCGGCGTGGCCATATCGCTATAGCCCTCTTGCCCCCATTATGCATATAACGCCACAGCGGGTCTTGATAATGCCGCGGCTCCCAATTGTTGGGCAAGTTGACTTCAGGCACTAGGCTTGTTCACGTTAATGACCAGAGGGCCACCATCTTCGCCGGTCAACTCTTTCGGTATAACGCTGGCAATAACCTTAATGTAGTCAACTGCCTTTTCATCGCGCATCTTACTTATCGCGCCTACTCCGTGGGTAACGAAGTCGGCAGCCAAGGCTTTCAAAAAGTCCTCGGTAAGCTGCGAACGTGCGCTTTTCGGTCTACCGGCAGGATTGCCGGATTGCCCTTTTTTCCATGCAGGCGCTAGGTTCTGTGGGTTGCCTTTCGGATTCCCTCTTTTTTTTGGTGTAATATCACCCATTTTTGACCTCGTTTCCCGCTGCACTTAGGCTGGGCGGTTTCTAGTCTTGTTGTTAAGCGGTAATCGCCAAAAGGTTGGTTGCTGGCTTGCATTCAATGTCGATGATGTCGCCCGCATCTAGCTTGACGCCATTCGTTGCAGATGCCGCCGTGCCGTTGTTTGATACGATACAAGTCTCACCTGCCTTTAGGCGCGCAAATGCTGCATTGGTTGGAAGGGTGCCGACAGATGCGCTTGATGCTGTGACAGTGTAGTCAACGCGAGACACGACAATGCCGTAGCATTCGCGGGTAGCTGGGTCTGCGTTGCCAAAATATGTGATGCTAAGTGCCATTGGTTAACTCCAAGACGTTGTTACTGGTGTGGTTGGTGTCCAGTCGGGTTCGACCGGCGTTGCTGGTGTCCATGTTCCCCCTGCTGGCGTTGTTGCCGTCCAGTCAGGTGAAGCAGGGGTTGATGCGCTCCATGTTGTTGTTGCAGGTGTTGTGGGCGTCCAAATTAGCGAACTGGTATAATCTAGCGTTACATCCGTTCCCGCCAATGCGAACGAACCAGCGCCCGCCGTTAGTTTGGCAGCGCGCTTTAGTGCTACGTTTGCACCCGTCAGAACAAATGACGCGGCACCGGCTGTCATCGTGTAGCCGGTTGCGTATGTTAATGTGACGTCTAGGCCAGTGAGCGTAAATGCCCCTGCACCTGCTGTTAGCTTTCTTCCTGCCTTTAGGGCTACCGTGGAGCCTGCCAGCGCATAAGACGCTGATGCAGCTACTAGCTTCCTGCTTGCCTTTAATCCTGCCGCTGTGCCTGTCAGCGTGAACGTGCCAGCGCTTGCACCCATTGAATAGCCGCGCCGTAAAGCAACAGCCGTTCCGGTTAATG